GCTTACAGTAAAAGCTGGAGCTACCATAAAAGCATCATCAACGGGTACAACGTTTAGAACACTAGAAGATGTAAATTTTAAATTTGATACACCATCAAACCCACGTGTATCTACAATATTTGAAAGTGATGGTGGAACACCAACAAAATATTTATTAAAAAAACAAGTTAAAGCTGAGAGTGGTGATATCTCAACAGAGTATTTTTCATTTGGGTCATCTGAAAAGTATTCTCAAATAAAATTAGGTAATGACGATGTTATAGAAATTATATCCTGTACAGATAGTGATAATGGTGAATGGTATGAAGTTGATTCTTTAGCAAGAGATACAATTTTTGATGAGGTAGAAAATAATTCTACAAATGACCCTACATCAGTTATTAATAGAGATACAGCACCTTATATTTTAAAATTGAAAAAAACTTCTCGTAGATTTACGACATATATAAATGATAATGATGAAACCATATTAAGATTTGGAGCTGGTATATCAAACAATCCTGATGAAGATATTATACCAAATCCAGATTCGGTTGGTTCTAATTTACCAGGTAGTCCAACTTATTTAAATAAAGCTTTTGACCCAAGTAATTTTTTAGACACAAAAACTTTTGGATTAGCACCATCTAATACGACACTTACAATTAAATATTCACACGGTGGTGGTATTGATGATAATGTTAATAGTGGTGATGTCAATGAGTTATCTTCAATATCATTTGAAATAGAAGATAATTTATTAACTACTTCAGTAGTTGAAGAATCAAAAAACTCTGTAGGTTTTTCAAATCCAAATCCTGCAACTGGTGGTGCTGGTGGTCAGAGTGTTAGAGAAGTACGAGAAAATGCATTAGCTTATTTTCAATCACAACAAAGGTCAGTAACTAAAGAAGATTACATTGTTAGAGCATATGCTCTTCCAGCAAAATTTGGTAACATTGCAAAAGTACATTTAGTACAAGATGACCAATTAAGTAAATCATTTGAATTAGATGATTTAAATAGAAAAGTTAATGAAGATGATATTGGTAAATCACTAAGAGCATTACAAGTATCAAGAATACCAAATCCATTAGCAATGAATATGTATTCACTTGGTTATGATTCAAGTGGAAATTTAACACAATTATCACCAACTGTTAAAGAAAATTTAAAAACATACCTTTCTCAATTTAGACTTGTTACTGATGCAGTAAATATAAAAGACGCTTACATTATTGATATAGCAGTGGACTTTTCAATATTAACTAAAGTTGGATTTAATAAAAATGATGTTCTACTTAGATGTGTAAGTGTAGTTCAAGATTTCTTTGATATAAAAAACTGGCAAATTGGACAACCAATAATTCTGTCTGATATAATATATGAATTATCTTTAGTTGATGGTGTATCTTCAGTTGTTCCACCAACAGAAAATAATCCAGAAAAATTACCAATTGTAGTTACAAACAAATACAAACCATCAGAGGGATATTCAGGAAATGTTTTTGATATTAAATCCGCAACTATTAATGGTGTAATATACACAGCATTAGACCCAAGTATATTTGAAGTAAAATATCCTAATACTGATATCAAGGGTAAAGTTGTTGGTGATAACTTAGGGCCAGGAGAATAATAAATGCATTATTTTGAATTTGCAGACAAAGACACAACACTATACGAAAACAGTTCAAGTTTAAACGCTGGTTTAGATGAAGTATTAGAGATTAGAAAAAACGTTCCAGCATCTGGTGCAAATATATCTGTTTCAAGAATTTTAATTTCATTTGATTTAAACTATATATCAGGTTCAATTTCAAGTGGTTTGATTCCTGCAGTAGGCCCAAATCCAGCTTCAAGTTCATTTTTCTTAAATCTTTTTGATGCTAATCCAACTGCATTAGCTACATCTCAAAGTATATTTGCATATCCAATTAGTGGTTCTTGGATTGAAGGTGATGGCCGTTCTTATGATAATCCTACAACAACCGAAGGTGCAAGTTGGAACTTTAGAGATGGTGCTACTGTAAGCACTCTTTGGAGAAGACCGATATCAGCTTCAGGTGGTCTTTGGTATGAAGGCCCTGGATATGAAGCGTCTATGTCTTTTAATAAAAGAACTAAAGATGTCAGAATGAATGTTACTGATATTGTAGATAAATTTATTAAAGGAACAATACCCAACAACGGATTCATAGTAAAAAGAAGTGGTAGTGTTGGTAATACATCTTCCTCTTTAGATGAAGGTAGCACAGACCGTTTTGGTAATTTAAAATTTTTCTCAAGTGATACTCATACAAAATATCCACCAACATTAGAAGCAGTTTGGGATGATTCAAAATGGGTAACAGGTTCATTATCAGCATTAAGTTCAACTGAATTAGAAGATTTAGTTGTTTATATGAAAGGACTAAGGCCTGAATACAAAGAAACATCTAAAGCAAAATTTAGACTCGTTGGTAGGGCAAGGTTTCCAGAAAAAACATATTCAACAACACCAAGTAATTTAACGGTAAAGTATTTACCAAGTGGAAGTACATCAGGTGATGGAGCTTTTTATTCTATAGTTGATGCAGAAACAGATGATGTAGTTGTACCATTTGGAAGTGGTTCTAGAGTAAGTTGTGATTCAACAGGAAATTATTTTAATGTTTGGATGAATGGTTATCAACCAGAGAGATATTATAAACTTCAATATAAAATTGTAAGTGGTAGTGGAACTGCAGATGAAACTAATACTTACATTGATGAAGGGTTTACATTTAAGGTATCACTATAATGCCTTACACAAAAAATGAAATAGAAAAACTAGATTTCTATACTGATTTTAGAGATGGTTTAAGATATGAATATTTAAATCAAATGTCTGCATCAGCTGAAAATAATTTTAGAGATGAAAATAATATTTTATATTCATATGAAGATATATTTACTACACTCGGTAGTGAAACAATTACAGTAGATGCAGATGGTATTTATAAAAATTTTGTATCTCAAGAAGAAATAGATAATTCAAAATCTATTAATAGTTTTTTTTATCCAGCATACAACCCTGCTTTATCTGTAGATGCGACAACAGGACAATCTAATTTAGTAAACAAATTAGTTGATAGAAGTATAACAGAGTTAAGTGAAGATATTATAGCTGATGATTTACCAGAGGGAATAGAAAATGGAGATGTCGTAACAGATGTAGACCCAACAAGTCAAGCTAGGTGGTTAGTAGACGATAGTCAAAAAAGAAAATTTTCAAATATAGGAGAGTTTTATGGTTTGGGATATTTTTTTAGTAACCTTAAAGCTTTGACTCAATCACAACTCGATTCAATACCAGATGGGGATGAAATATAATAATGGAAATACGATTAAAACAAGAAGATATAGACGTATTAGATAGTGGTAAAAAAATATTACCGAATGATTCATATTATGGATACGTTGGTGGTGAATTTACTACAAACCCAAATGATTGTGTAGAGGTTTTAATATATGACACTAATGAAAATTTTTTAGAAAGTTCAATAGCTGATGTTGATGATTACTATTTAGCAGATGGTGCAGTAAAATTAAATACAGGAACAATTCTACGAAAACTTGGTTATGATAGAGGTAGGTATGTAGTTAAATATAATTTTTTAAGAAAACTAGCTGGTTCAGATGAAACTGTACTTGTTGATGAAAATGGCACTATTTATACAGACTATCACAGAATGGATGGTGGAAGATTGATGTCAGGTACAGAGCACTCTGACACTGCAGTTGATTTATTTGTTAAAGAGAATAAATATTTTATTGAAGAGATATCACCATCAAGAACTGAAATACGAGTAGTGCCACAAAACATATCAAATGATAAATATTTAAATGATTTTTTAAAAGTCCAAACAGGTAAAAGTAAATTAAATATTGCGAGTGGTGCACAATTTAAAGTTGATGCACAAGGTGATAGTTTAGCTGGTGATTCTTTATCTTTAGTATTTAACGATGAAAATATAAAAATTCCACAATCTGTAATTGGTGGAAATGTATCATTAAATGGTTCTTTCGTAGAATCAGTTGTAGATTTAACGCCACCAGATATAGAAGCAGAACGTGCAGATGAAATAGATTCAGTTGAAATTTTACCACGATTCATAATATCAGATGACACTGCTATTCCAGGCAGATATATTAAAGGTGATAGATATTTCACATTATTTTACGAAGCTTTTACTGGTGTAGGTAAATATGCAAACACTACCGAGCAACAGAGATTAGATGCACAAAATAGATTTGGTTCGGAAGTTGGTGTTGGCACTACAGAGTTTGGAAGTGACCTTCAAGTTCCAAATTATAATTACGTACAAGATAGTCCAACAGTAATAACATTAAAAAGTATATCTGCGAGACCAGGTTTGGCAGGAAATATACCTATGATTTATACTTGGCAAATATCAGGTTGGGATATAGATAGAAATTCTGACCTTGATAGAGTTAGGCCAGGAGATGATGTGGATATAGACGGAGCTCCAGCAGGCTCTTTAAGAATTTCAGGTACGGATTTAAAAGAAATAACAATTAGATTAAAGTCTCAAAATTGTACATATGGTGTTAAATTAACAATAGACTATCCAGCCGAAGCCAAAAAGGCTGAATTATTCTTACCAACTTGTATTAGACAAGATAGGTCTTAACAATGTCATTACTAGCACTACAAGGAATAACCGACCAAAATAAATCTATTGAATTATCTAATACTTTTGATATAGGACTATCTGATGATTCGTATAATCAGATACCATCTCAACAAGGTGATATAATAAAAGATTTTAGTTGGTATGTAGAAACACCTACAGGAGAACTTATAGAAATTATTAATAATGTTAGTAATAGAACACTCACCACATCTTTATCACAATGGGGTGACCAAGTGGGTGTTTATAGGTTTTATGTATCTGCATATACTGGTGATGAGGATGAAACAATAGTCGCTGACATTAATGTGGTGGGATTATCAGATGGAGATGACCCAAATATTATTGAAACTTTAGCACCATTTGTTTCTACAATTGAAAATGTTATTGATGGTAAAGAACTTGTTTTAAGACAAAGTTGGAATGAATTTGCAGATAGAGCCGGATTTACCAATAGTTTAAAAAAATCACCTGATGGTGTATTTAATAGTGTAACAATAGGATATAAAGCAAATGATATTTTAGATTTAAATACATTTTTAAATTTTGGTGATGATAATAAAATATTAATTACTAATGTAAAAACAGATAAAGAAGTTTTTAATGAATCACCATACTCTGCAGTATTTAAATTATATGAACCATTACCTGATGATATAGAAGATAGAAGTCAGTTGTTTGTTGTTCGTGAAATATTACCACAAATTACAGAAACAGTTGAGTTAGTTCCATATGCACAAGAAGATGAGGGTGTATTAGTTTTAAAAACTCCAGAATCAACTAACGTTGATTCACCAATAACAAATCGTTCAACAGAATTAAAAAGTTTTAATGATTTAGTAACAACAAATAAAGATTTAAAAAATCAAATATTAGATAAGTATTTAACTGGTAGTCAACAACCAATTGAGTTAAACGCAGACTACTCTAATTATGAAAATTTTGTAAACTTTAGTTCTGCAGAAAAAAGATTATCAAACTTTAAATATAAATTACAACTAATAGAAAGTTATACTGCACAAAGTTCATCTAAGGCAGCAATTACTGGTGGTTCAGCTGAAGCTATAGACTTTGAAAATAAAATAAGAAATTTAAAATCAAATTTTGATGGGTATGACTCTTATCTTTACAATGTTAGTTCTTCATATGTTTCAAGTTCTATTGGAGTTTTCTACGATGCATCAGTTCCAAAAACTGGTAGTGGAACATTTGCAGACCCATTTGTTCCTGTAAGTTCTTCTAACTCTTTATTTACCAATTGGTATGGTGCTGTAAATACTAAGTTAGGACAAATTTATTCTGCATCACTTTATGATACTGATAATCCAAATAGGTTAGTAAATTTATTACCTGAACACGTTAGAGAAGATGTTGGTAATAAACAATTTTTAGAATTTATGGATATGGTTGGACAACAATTTGATGAACTTTGGTTATACACTAAAAACATATCTGAAATAACAGATAGACAAAGTGATTTAAGTAAAGGATTTTCAAAAGATTTAGTTTTTAATTTAGCAAAATCTTTAGGTTGGGATACACAAGATGGAAAAGATTTATTAGATTTAAGTAGATTTGGATTTGGTCAAAAAGTTACAACGGTAAGTGGAAGTAATAGTTATTCTTTATATACTTCAGGTTCATTAAGTTCACCACCTGAGGGAGACATTTCAAAAGAAATAACAAAAAGATTAATTTCAAGTATGCCATATATTTTAAAATCAAAAGGAACAATTGGTTCATTAAAGGCAATAATAAATTGTTATGGTATACCATCAAGTATATTACGAGTTCGTGAGTATGGTGGAATACAAAAAGATAATCATAAAGCACAATTTGAAATTGCAAGAAAGTTTACACGAGCTTTAGGGTTTAGAGCAGGTCAATACATAACAACAACTTGGGCAGATGACACTAACAGTAGTAGAAAACCTGAAACAGTTGAATTTAGATTTAGGTCTTTATCAGGTTCTAATCAAGTATTAGTTCAAAAAGATGATAAGTGGGCAATTAGATTAAAAGATAATGGTTCAACAGATAATAATGGTACAGTTTCATTTATGTTATCTGGTTCTTCTGGATACAAAGAAATAAGTTCTTCATTATTACCAGTATTTGATGGTGAATATCATTCTGTTATGTTAAGAAAATCAAAAATTAATACAGAGTTATTTCCATTTCCATCTTTTGAAGTTGGTTCAAATGCAGGATTATTTAATCCACCATTTATAACTGGTAGTAATAGTGCAGAGTTTGGTAGTATTGAAATTGTAAGTAGTTCAAATGTGGCTAGAACAGGCACAAAAAGTTTAAAACATTCTAACACATCTACTGATAATACATCTTATACACATTTTTATAGAAATCCAGACCCAACTATTTATCCAGGAAATAATGCTAGTTTGGCTACTGTAGCTGCAGGTCAAACATATTTGTTTAGTGTATATGCAAAAGCATCAGGTAGTGAAGTTGATTCAGTAGCTAGTATAAATTTATTTGAGTTAGATTCTAATGAAGAAGTTGTTAATTGGACAGAGGAATTTGACCATAATACAATTGATGGTGGTATAAAAACATCTCAAAGAGTTGGATTAAACGAAACTGAGTGGAAACAAATACAAGTAAAGAAAACTATTAAGTTTTCAAATACTACAAAATTAGGTATTCGTTTTGAAAATAATAAACCAAGTAGTTCTATTTTATTTGACGATGTATCCCTAAGAAAAGTTTCATCCAATACAGATACGATTGCTGATGATTTTAGTTATGATTTATTTGTAAAAAAATATGATGCAGGATTAGATAGAATTAAATTATCTTCAAAATCAAATTTAATAATTTCAAGCTCTACTGCAGCATCACAATCATACAATGCGTCTTGGACTGGTAGTGGTGACTTATTCATTGGTGGTAATAATACAACACCATTTGGAGCAAATAAATTCTCTGGTTCAATGATGGAATTTAGATTGTGGACTGAACCATTAGATGAAGATAAATTTGATATTCACGTATCCACACCAAAATCATATATTGGAAATAGTGTTTCATCTTCTTATACTAATTTAGTTAGAAGATTTAGTTTTGATGACAATACAACTTTAGCAAGTAGTGCATCTATAAGAGACACAAGTGCTAATCAAACTTATACACAAAGTGGTAGTGCAAATCACTTTGGTGGAGCCAACACATTTGAATCTGTTATAGATAAAACAAAAACTATAATACCTAATCACGGCCCTAATCGTAGGATGGCTACAAAGATTAGAATAGAAAATAATTTTTTAAGTGGTAGTGGTGCTTCGTTGTCAGTAGATAAAAGAACTGATTTTAGTGCTAATGATTACGCACCTTTAGATTCACCAAAATTGGGAATATACTTTTCACCAACCGATGTTATTAATGAAGATATTGTATCATCATTTGCAAACCTTGATTTTAATCAGTATATTGGAGACCCAAGAGATAATTTTGATGAAACTTATAGTACGTTAAAAGATGTATCTGATTCTTACTTTCAAAAATATACAGGTAATAATAACTTTTTTGATTACATTCGATTGATAAAATATTACGACCAAAATATATTTAAACAATTACAAAAAGTAGTACCAGCTAGAGCAAAATCTAATATGGGAACATTAATTGAAGGTAATATCTTTGAAAGGCCAAAATCACCTGTTCAAAGAAATAATCCAGTTAAATCTGAACCATTCTATGAAAAAACAATTAACTTGTCAATACAAGAACCTGAAAACGAAGCTAGTCGTTCAGTTGTAATAGTTGGTACAGATTATCCTAATTATACAGGAGATATAAGTAATAGCACTGATGTGTTTAGAACTCCATCCTTATATAGATTTGCAGCTAATGACAATTTTAGTGACAGAAATTTTTACATAGAAGCCACAGCATCATTTGGTGGGCCTGATAAAGTATTTACTGAAGCTACAAGTTCATTTATAGAAAATAAAAAGATACCAACAAATAGAAATCAAATATATAATTTTTTCTATACAAGTTCTGCTGAATATGAAAAAAGTAATAGAAAAACAACAAGTGCTGGTAATAGATTATATACAGATACAGATGAAAATGGATATTTACACTTTTTCACCTCTAAGTCTTTAGCACACACGGATATAGACACAGGATATACAGACATAACTGCATTCAATAATAGTTTTTATGAAGGTGTTAAAAATACAATTGAAACAACAACAGATGGTGATTTACCAATAATTTCAAGAAGAAGTTCACCAACAGTAGCTGTTCCATCGGATGGTGTTATTTCTGATATTAACGTAGTAGACGATACATAAAAAAATATATTAAAAACTTATATTATAGATATTTATATTTAGATAAGTTATAATACAATCAAAATCTTTGGAGATAAAATATGGGATTTTTAGATAATTCGACAGTAACGGTAGATGCTATACTAACTCGTAGAGGTAGACAGATACTTTCACAAGGTGGTAATTTTGCAATTAGTAAATTTGCACTTAGTGACGAAGAAGTAGATTATACTTTATATGATGTTACTCACCCAAATGGAACTGATTCATATGGATCAGTAATAGAAAATATGAACTTACTTGAAGCAGTTCCAAATAGAGCTGGTTTCAATAGTTTTCTTGTAAATCAGTCATTGGCTGGTGCTAAACTACAAATAGATAGTTTAACTTATTCAAACGTTGAACAAAATACACCAATTTCAATTGCACCTGCAACTGTTGGTGGGCCTGAAGAAACATATACATTTTCTATTTCTAATTTAAATATTATAAGATTTGATGGTTCACCAGCTCAAAAATCAAAAATTGGTAAAGATGTTAAAATAAATGCTCAGTCTATATCAGAGGCTGGAACTGCTACCGTAAGAATTGTTGGTAATCAAACAGGACTTGCAAATGTTATTTCAGTACAAGTAGCTGCAGACCCAGGTAGTACAACGTCACCAGACGCACCTGAGGATGTAGGTAATCCGCCAGTAACGGGTGGACAAACAGCAGCCCAAGCAATGACTGGTGGGGCAACAGGAGCTGGATATTCAGCTGGTAGTGGTAGACCCCCTGGAACTTAGACTAATAGGTAATTTTAAAGGAATAAAATAAAATGGCATTATACAAAGAATTTAATCAAGATGATGTAATATCAGATGTAGCAGTTGTTACATCAGGTGTTTTCCAAGATGGTGCATCAAAGATAACTACATTTTTTAATAACACCACGCAAAGTGGTAGTACTGGAGATTATAGTCTTGATGTATACAGATATAACCCAACTGGAAACGCATCAGCATCAGTTCAGTTTGGAGTAGCATATGGTCACTACGCAGGTAGTGGTTCTTTAGGTGGAGTTGGTGTTTCAGGTGAAAGACCATCCGCTGCAGTATACGGACAGTTTAACAATCTTATTAACCCACCACAAACAGATAAATTTAAATTTGACTCCTATAGTGCAGATGATGTTTTTGTTTTATCTGTTAATAGGGCTAGGATTAGAGAATCTTTAGAACCAGGTGGTTGGGAATTACATTTATCTGCTAGTGCAGGAACTGATAATTTAGTTAAGTTAATTGATGATTCATCCACAAATAAAGGTGGAAATACAACAAGAAGAAATTTTGCTCCTGAATACAATGTTGTTAGTGGTAGTTTAGTCGGTGGAACTACAATTAAAGATACTGCATCAGTCGATGCTCTTAGTGGTTCTTATGGAACGTTCTATCCATCAATTGGTGTTATTGTATTGAATTCAAATAGACTTGAATCACCAGGTGAATTAGGTTTATCCATATCAACCGCTTCAAACACTCTTGGTGGAAATGCACGTAAATTCTTCGACGCAATAAAACTTGGTAAATATTTTCAAGCTAAACGACAAGAACAAATAACATCTCGTCACTACTTTGTGAGAGCAACTGCTAATGATTTTAACGCTACAACAAATGAGACATTTTATACAGAGTCAGTTGCAGGTGTTAAAAGAATTATATCTGGATTACAATCAGACCCAAAGACTTTTATAACTTCTGTTGGACTATATAATTCAGATAATGAATTGTTGGCTATTGCAAAATTAAGTAAACCGATTATAAAATCAAGATCGAGGGAAGCTCTTATAAAAGTCAAACTTGATTTCTAAAAGGAGTTAACATATGTCATTCAAGAAAAATCTTGAACCAAGCGATATATCTTTATCATCCTTTCAAGTACATAAAAAGTTTTCTTTTAGTGATACTGATAGTGGTAGTGGAGTTTTTTCCGTACCAATAATACAAGGTTCTGATAGTAATCTTTACGATTTTTCCACATCTACTGCATCAACCAAAACAATATCAGGAAGCACTTTCTATAAAGTACCAACTTATCATATGATAAATACTTTATACTATAAAGATGTTCGTAATATGAGAGGTTATATTGATTATATCAGAGGTGTTCCAACATCCTCTAATGCAATAAATGAATATGTTTCAATTAATCATTTACAAACACCCTCATCTTCAGTAAAATTAAGAAGACCATATACTCGACAACTACACAGCACTGCTAATGTAATATCATTACCTCAAAAATTTTATGGTGAATATATAAAACCTGGTTCTGTTGAAATAACTGATGATAGTTTATCTTCAACTTTTACATTGAGAGATGATGGTAGAGGAAATATATACGATACGGCATTCTCTTCAAGTTATGCAAACAGAACACCAACCACCACTAATAGTGGTAGTGTAGTTGGTAATATTTTTTATAGTGATGGATTGATTGTCATAACCGATACTGGTTCATATTCTACCGTAGGAACTCTTGAAGGTAGTGACGGATTTACTGTTAATTTTAGAGCTAGTCAAACAATATATGAAAGAGAATATACTTGTGTATCTAGTGAAAATGAATTTCAATTTACTAATAATAAAAGTGCAAGAGTTGGTCGTAGTGGAAGTATAAGTATTCCAGCTTTTCCAATAACACAATATACAAATACAATTGATGATAATTTTATTTATGATGGTTTGGGTTATGCGACTGGTTCATTTGATTCAGTTGGTTATAATATGGGTAGTGAATTTTTAGGTGTTACAACACATTCTGAATTTGCAACTTATGTAACTGCTATTGGTTTATATAATGATGAAAATGAATTATTAGCAGTGGGTAAACCAGCGATGCCTATTAAAAATGAAAAAGAATTATCTTTAACTTTTGTTGTGAGATTTGACACAAACTAACAAAATATTTCTCTATATATATTATATTTATATATAAGGAATAAAATCAAAACCCTTTTTATTCTAAAAGGTTGCTTAACTTAGAACATAACGAGGAGATTTACATTGCGTAAATTTTTATTAAGCCTCCTGATGGTGATGAGTTTTGTATATTCTCAAACACCCATCATTAGACTTATGCAAAGCAGAGACTACAAGACACCAAAGTTTTGGTGGAGAGACCAAGTAACTCATAGTTTAAGAACATACTTGGCTGATGACACTTCTACGCCAGCATACAAAAATAATAATTTTGATGCTTGGAGAGATAATGTAATGACAGTTGCCGTTACACTTGATGATAACGGAGCAGACGTTAGTGCCTTTCGTTTAGACATTGTATTTGATAATGATATCTTTAGTTGGGCTGAAGATTCAACTCACGTAGAGAAAGGTGCACACATAACCAGTTGGACTGAGGGTGATAATGCAGAAAGTGGACACCACTATTCTTATGAAGTAGTTAGATATGCTGATGTAGGATATACAGATGGTATAGCTAGTAATGGTAATGAAAAATCAGCTACTGATGCTAGATATGATTGGTTAAGAATAACAATGGTATCTCACAATGTAGCTACACACGAATTTGGTGGTGGTGATGGCGTTGAAAAAGAATTATTAAAATTACATTTTAAAGTAGAAGATGTAGCAGATAACTTTCATCCAAGAGCATTTAGAGTAGCTACCGAATATGAAAACGATACAGGATATTATACTTACGTAACTGATGGAAATTATGCTGTAGACTATAAGGTTTATATAGATGGTAATTACGGAACAGAATCAACTAACTTAGATGGTGCTCGTGGTGATATTACATTACATCCAAAACTTGTTGATGTTGAGGGATACTACAGATACATTCAAGGTAAGGATAGAGCTATTGGAGCTGCGTGGAATGTACCAGTAGAAAACACATATCCATATTGGAAAGTAAAATTTGAATTAGATAGAAACGAAGCTAACTTCAGTCCACGAATAACTAATTGGTATAATTTAGAAGTTATAGCAAATGATGCTAATGCAGCAGATGAAGATGGGAGTGATGATGTTATTGGAGACCATACATCAACATTTAGATTTAATAAAAAAGCACTTAATGGTAATACAGCAACAAC